ATGACAGTATCGGCTGCCGACAAATCAATGCCCTCTTGACACGCTTGAATATTCCCAATAAAAAGCCTGGTCTTGCCATCTTGAAAATCCCTCAAGTTTTGGATTCGCTCGGCTCCTGGTGTGTCTCCAGTGATCACGACTGGATTATGCGCTTTCAGCAATTCGGCCAGCTGATGCACCACCTCTTTATGGTGGGCAAACACAATAACTGGCTCATCGGCCAGCTTGGCCTCGATGAATTCGGCAGCGGGTTTGACTTTCCTGATGGCCGATTCCAGCATCACCGAGGACAATCCCTCGAATGCCAGCATGGGGTTTGGATGCTCGATCAGCGCATCGATGTCGAATTGCTGTTCACGCTTATCAATTGTCAAATCAAACGTGATCAATGATGTCACTGGATGCTGATAATTCGTGAATATTTCGGCCTTGGTGCGCCTCAAACAATGTGGCTGCACCATTGCTCTCAGCTCGGGCAAATTTGATGCTCCAGACGTATCCAGCCCCCAGGGTGCATTCCACAATTTGGCATATCTCACGCCAAAATCGTACCAGCCCCCACGATACACGCCAAGCCCATGCAGCAATGGCCAGAGTTCAATGGGTCTGTTTGGGATGGGTGTGCCTGATAGGGCATAGACCCTTGGGATGCGTTTCATTAATTTGAGTGCTGCAATGGTTCGGATTGCCTTGGGTGACTTGATCCTGTGGCTTTCATCCAGCACCAATGTCTCATATTTGCCAATCTCGCAAAGTGAATTCAAAATATCGTAATTGATGATGGTGATGCCACTGCATTGGCTCTCAGACGCTTGTTTTTTGCCATTGATGACCCTGATCTCGCCTTTGAAATCCATCGCCTCAAATGCCTGTTTCCAGACGTTTTTGACAATGGCTGGGCAAACAATGAGAGCTGGCAAATGCTCAATTGCAGCAGCTGCTGTCGGCAGTGTTTTGCCGACCCTCGGCTCATCGGCCAAAATGGCCCTTTTTTGCCTCAAGAGGAATTCTCTCGAGGTCGCTTGGTGGGGAAATAGCATTTTTAATCCAGTTTTTCAGTGATGGAAAACCAAGTATATATTAGATTTTGTGAAATTGTAGGAAATTTTGAGAAAATATGTTATAGTCCATCCATCGGGTCAGGAATGACTCGATATTCTCTTTAACTTTAAACTGGAAAAACTATGAGTAAATTTGTTACTGGTCGGGGTCGGTTTTCATACCTGAATTGGGCATCTGCCAAGGTCAATGAAATGTCTGGCAAAGAAGAATTCAGTACTGAATTCATTGTCCCCAAGTCTGATGTGGCCACCATCACTGGCCTCAAAACTGCAATGAAGAATGCTTTGGATAAAAAGTGGAATGGCAAATATCCAGCCAATCTCCGCAATCCTTTGCGTGATGGAGACACTGAAACCAAGCAAGATGGCTCGCCACTGGGTGATCAATACAAGGGTTGCTATTTCATTCGTTGCAAGACAAATGAAAAGCCTGGCACTGTGGATGCCAATGGCAATGCTTTGATGGCCGCCAATGACTTTGTGTCGGGTGACTATGGCCGAGTCTCGGTCACTGCCTATGCGTATTCCCAAGCTGGTAATAATGGGGTAGCATTTTGGCTCAATAACATCCAAATGACCGATAAGGGTGAGGCATTGGGATCAAAAGCCAGTGCCATCGATGACTTTGGAATTGTGAAAACTGTTGCTCAAGACAATGACATCCCATTCCCTTGATGTGAATGATTTCCACACTCTATTGGCCAACAATGGGGTGTGGCTTTTGTTCAGAAATGAACCCACACTTTTGGACATACAAGAGGCCAGACGATTACTCGCTGGCCTCACTGACCAAATTATCAAAGATCAATTAAACAATGTATCAGTACCTAATTGAAAAATATGGTGTCCGAATGACACTCAAAGAGGCATCTGAAGTGCTTAAAGTGCCTGTGGGCACTTTGTACAACAAACGATCGTCTTCCGATCTGCCATTCAAGACTTTCAAAGATGGCATCAAAGTGTTTGTGGATACCAGAGATTTGGCTGGGTACTTGGAGAATCAATCATGTATATAAAATCAGAATTTACAAATGTGATGAATACTTGGATCAAATTCGGGTTTGTCCCACCATCGACCATGGTGGAATATCAAACCAAATGGGCCAAGATTAAATACAATCTTTGAATGTTGAACCATATGCCACACTTAGACTGGATTAATATTTTGTCTTGGGCATTTGGTTTGGGAATGGCTGGGATCATTTTCTCGATCTCAGCCATTTTTTGGTTTGTCGTATTCTTAATGATTCAAGAATAGGCTCTTGTTCCAGACTTATCGATAATTAGTGCTTGCCGTCTTGGCTGGCCAGCTGGGTCGTTGGGCACCGACACATGAGTCCATCGATCAAATTCCCTGATCACTTGATCAAATGGTAAGTCACTGGCAATGATGGCCTTAACCACCTCGTCTGGTGTCATGCCAGGCACTCTCAGATCGGCAGCTGTACCCACCCGATGCTGGCTTGAGTCCTTGCTGCCAACTGCATCATTCACTTGCTTTGACCGAAATGCCGAGTTAACCATGATTGGCTTATTGCCCAATAATTCCTTAATTTGTTCAAGGAACTGAGCCAAACGCTCCAGATTTTTTGTTTCAGATTCATTAGGCTCATTTGAGAATTCCCTGTGCTCTGTGAATGTCAATTCTTCCAGACTGAAATGTGGTGTGAGTTGTGTCATTTGATGGGTGTGCTCTGGTGAAGTAATTGATCCTTATTTTGGCTCGATGCTGAACTACCAAAATAAAACGAAATCACGCCAGTCCATGCAGTCCCCAGACTGCCCAGCAGCAGCATTAATGCGTCACTGGATGTGACTCGGCCAGACATCATTCCATACATAATCCCAAAAAACCCAATGGTGATGCCAATGGCCAGAATGGGTGGAATCCAGCTCTTGGTGTTGATCTGCATATCCCTGGCTGATTTTCGATCTTGCACCGCCAGCTGCTCAAAGTCCAATCCCAGCTCTTGAGCCTTGGCCTTGAGATTAGTCTCGGCCAGCTGTAATGCTGCAATCTGATCCGATGTCATCTTGCCAGAATTGATGGTTTCCTGAACCTTGTCGGCATCGATGCCAAGTGCCTTGGACACCCCCTCGATGGCCAATCCAGCCAATGGGCCGCAAAGACAGCTGGCCACTGTGGGTGCAATACTTTCAATCCAGCTCATTTTTTATCCTCCAAATGATATTTGCTTTTCTGATAGTCCAAATGAATTGCATACATTAAAGCACAAAATGTCAAAAACAAAATCAAAATGCCAGTGCATAGTGCTGCCCTGACTTGCCATTTATTAACGAACTGCCTCCTCTTGAGTGCAGCCAATTCAATGGCTTTTTTTGTTCACGCTCGATTTTTTCTCGCTCTTTCCTGACCACCTCTCGCATATCAACAAATTTGCTCCAGAGGCCAGGCATCCCCACCTGGTATATGATCATTTCTCGCAATTCGGTTTCCATGCGCTGAATCTGCTCTTGACGCATGATCCGATTCATCGCTTCTTCATTGATGCTAGTCTTTTTATCGAGTGGCTTGAGTTTTTCTTCTTTTTCAGCTTCTTTAAGGGTTTCTTGATGGGTGAAGAATGATCCCAAATTCTTGCCAATGTCTCCAACGATATCTCCTACGTCTTTTCCGTCTTTCTTGAAATCTTGGTAGAGATCAATACACTCCCGAATACCAGCATGAGCCGCTTTACAAGCCGCAAATACTGTGATGGGGTCCATTACTTGTGAATCAATATAAAAGTGAAAATGGTGCCAATGCAGCCAGTCATCACCAGCCCAGCACTGGTGATCATTATTTGCTCGAGTCGTTTAAGCCTGGCATTGATTTGCTCATACCTCAAGGCACAAACCGCCTCATGGGAATTCAGTCTGGCCTCAGTTTCAGTCATATTGCCTCAGCTGGTGTTACGTTTTCAAGATCATTTCTGATGATTGGGCCAGCCATGTTGTTCAAATTGGCAATCAGTCTGGTATCGCTTGGATTGAATTCTATTGCTTTTTGGCAATATTCAATAGCCAAATCCTTGAATCCCAAATTCCATGCTGCAATCGATGCCAGGTCAAATGGCAGCTCAGACCAAGCCTTTGGGTCCATTGTGTACACCAGCTGTTTGTCGGTGATGCCCAATGCCATTTGGTCAGCATAAAAACACTCTTGCCACATTGATTTTTTGTAGCAGTGCATGGCCAAATCGACCCATGGCTCTCTGGCAGTCGGCAGCTCAATGGTGGCCAGCCTGTGCCATTTAATCGCCTCAAAATC